CTTTGACGGGGGCGGAAGCGCCTCATAATCCGATGCCAGAAGCCCGTTCTGGTCAGCCACGGGAATTGTCTTGACGGCTTCCTCATATAGTTCCTTCGCGTTATCGCAGTCCCACGTCCTTACGTGCCGCCACCGTCGCCGCCTGGGGCGAACAGGGCTGGATGATGGGTGCGGGTTAAGGAGGAGTGCGGCGAGCATTATACGTTGGCGTACTCATTGAGGCTGAAGCGGCCATAGATGTCTGGCGTTCCCGCTCCGCTCGCACTTGCTGTCGCAGTAAAGTACAAAACATCTGTGGGGTTTAATTTGAACTCAATCGGGTCGTGTATCTGCGAGCCTAGATCAATCGCCGTGTCGATGCTGTCTCGATACACCTCAAAGCGGCCATTGATTGCCCTGTTCCAAACGTACCCCTTGATGTCGATGACCTTGCTCTTGTTCGTCGTCTTGATCTTGAACCACAGGAATGGGGCGACACATTGATGGTTAACACCATTGAAGAATATCATCTGCTGCGTCACGCCGCCAAGAGCCGGGACAACAGCCTGAACAGAGCCGCCTGTGGTCGCTGTAACCGTGATAACGCTTGCGTTATACGTCAGGCCACCGTTCGCTGAAACAGTAATTCGGTTGATCCCAAGGCCGGAGAAGCTGGTTGTATCCGACCCATCCGTCCCCAATACGTGAACACTCACGGCAGGGTTGCCATTCGCGTCAATGTAATAGAACGTCAACTGTGTCGCGCCTGTCGTGCCAGCGCCGTCAGTGGATCCCCCCGCCGTGCCATCATACGCAATATCGAACGTCGATGCCGTGGTAAGGAACGTAGGCAAATTGGCGGATGCCGCCCATATCACCTGTTCCGTTGAGGCTGTCAGGTTCAGGCGATACCCAAACTTATTCCACCCCTCGACACCGGATCGCAGCCCCCGCCGCACCTCGCCCTGAAAGTTGGTCGGGCGCGTGATGTTTGCGTCTGTGTCCAGACCAATTCCCTGATTAAGCGGCGCGTTACCTTGAGCAAAGGGGCCGAAGTACGTGTAAAGCCGAAACTCCGTCTGCGTCCCCGCGTCCGACACAAACCTGACGCGGAAATAACGACCATTAACTTTCGCATTGTGGTACTCATGGATGTTGGCCGTAACAGAAAACCCACTGACCGGGAACGTATCAACGTTTACCCCATCATTCGAAAAGTCAAAGTAGAGCGTGCCGCCAACGCCGACAGACTTGCAACTAACTGTCACGCCATCGGGGCAGCGGGTGAACGTGCCTGTGTACGTAGCCCCGGATGAGAGTAGCGTTGTCGTAGTGTTATTGCCATCAATGATGCCGCCTTGAAACACGGCCTCGCGATGGACCGTATCGCCGACCTCATTTGTGACTGTAATGGTTTCTAGTTCAGTATTCGTCCCGCTTACAGGGATCGAACTTTCAGACCCTAGAGTTGTCAATCATCGTCCCCTTCGTACAACTCAGCACCGACCAGATTGCCCTGCTCATCGCGCTCCACCTTGACGCGGCGCTTTGAACTGCCCGGCACCATAACGATCTGAGGTTGACGCGCTGCCTCGCGATCCCTCGCATCAAGGTCCAGCTTGGCCGATTCGAGTGCTTCCTTGCTGAACTGCTCGCGTTGCTTCAACTCGGCCTGGGCCTCGATCTTCATGCGCTCCAAGGCCAAGTCATATTCGGCAATCTGACGCTTCAGGTCCATCTCCTGGCGGGCCAAGTCCTGCTTCTGCGCCAGTGTAAGCTGGTCATTCTCACGCTGCTGCGCTAGTTCCTCGCGCTTCAACTCAGCGTCAAGCTGCGCCTTCATGATCTTGGCCTGCTCGGACGACTTCAGGTTCTGGTTCTCGGCCTTATAGTATTCGAGTTCCTGCTGCATCAGCGCGACCTGTGCCGGGTCCGGCCCCTTCGGCTGCGAGAGCATGTCCTTCCACTTCTCGATCAGGCCGGACGGCAACGGCGCATACTCGACAATATCCGGCGGGATCGGAATGCCAGCCTGTAGCAGCGCCGGGAGCAACTGGCTAAGCGTGGCAAACACCTGTTCTTTCTGGTTCGGGCTGGTCGGAGCATCGTCAACGATCACGTCAAACGTGACATCGGACTGACGCGCAAGCGGGACATACTGCTCGCCCTCGCTACCCATGATCTTGATAAGCCGACCGTCCGAAATGTAGTCCTGAATGAACCGCAACAGGATGCGGCCTTGTTCCTTGCGATACCGACGCAGGCTATCGAACATCGTGCCAAGAATGGTGATGCCAGCCTGCTTGCGCTGGAACTCCAAGATACCAGGCTGGTTGCCCTCACGCATACCAAGCATCTCGACGTTAACGCCGGTCACGTCACGGATCGAGGACACGGCAAACTCCATCAGGCGATCCATGCCGGACGGGTACGTAATCGCGGGCTTGGGCTGCACCTTCGGAAGCCCGCCCGGTTTGAGCAGCGTAATACTGGTCGGGTTGGCCCACTCGCTTTCTGCCTTGCGCGGGTTAACAAAAGCATCCTGCTCGGCCAGCAGCCCGCCCTTGGCGTTCGAGTTGATGATGTGCATGGTCTGCGACAGCCACTTGTTCGCCCACCGCTGCGGGTCTTTCATGGCGCGAACGAGGCCATACCAGATATTCTTGTTGCGGTCCCGCTTGGCCGTCATGCACTTGTAGGTAAAGCCCTCGACCGGCGAGTCGCCCTCGTCCAGCACGATGTCACCAGCCACGAACGCCCGACGATACTTGCGCCGCTTCATCTTCACCGACTGAAGATCGACACCCATCATCATCATGCGATCTTCGGCCTTGCGGAAGTCACCGGCCTCCATCGTCTTGGCCTCGCCAGTGAATGGGTCGAACACCTTGTAGACCGTGATCGGCTCATACCACTGATACTCGACCACCTTGATCGTGGCCTTGCGCTTGGCGTCCGTCTGGTCCTCGTTCGAGGCATATTGATCGCCAGCTACCGTCAGATGCGGGCTTTCGTCGTCAAGGTTGTCGCCCCAGATCGCAGACGCACCGAATACATCCATCCACTTGTCCGGGAACTGATCCTTCAGTTCGTCCTTCTCCATCTCGATAACGCGCATGATCCACCGCGCATCGGACAGGTTGCGCTTGCGGGCCATGCTGTCCCAATACATTTCAAACGGGTCAACGCGCTCGATGATAATCTGCCCTTCCTCATCGACATCGTAATCGAGCCGGGTTTCAGTCCAGCCCATGCCACAAATCACCATGTCAATGAAGGAATCCGATTCCTCATCCTCGGCATCGCACAGGTCGCGCACCCACTGAGCCGCGCCGGTAAACACCTCGTTCGGCTTCACGTCTCCCTGCTCTCGTGGGATATAGCGAACCTCCTGCCGGTTCTGGACCTCAGTGCCAGCCACCACGTCGATGACGGGGCCAACACGATTGAACGTCACCACCGGGCGAAGCTGGTCGCGGAGCGTCTGCATGTCCGTCTCGGACCACTGATCGCCCGCAACAAACTGATAATCTTCACGCGCATCATTGCGCCAGTTGCGGGTGTGTTGACGAGCCTCACGCCACCGCCGCTTGACCGTGGTTAGTAGCTGCTTATCGGCTACCAGGCCATCCAGGTCCGTGTTCTCGTCAAATAGTTCAGCCATTACGCCACCATCCAATTGGTATTAGCCCGCCTGCCCTTGCGAGCATAGCGGTCCACTTCGTGCTGCTCGATACTAGCACCATCCGAGGCTAGTGATAAGCAGAATGCGTCTGCAAGGTCAGGCGAGCGATGGCCTGTCCGCTTCTTGATCTCGTCCTTGCTCTCCACCTGTAGCTTGCCGCTCGAAGTCATCTTGTACTTGGGTAGCGTCAATTCCGCAATGAGTTCGGCATCGTCTGGAATGCGGCAGTCGCGAGCAGCTAGCCACTCACGCGCCTGAAACCACAACTCGTCACGCTTTCTCATGTACCTGTCGGACACCGCCGGGCTTTCGCCCACGTTGATACCAACGACGGGCAATCCCATCTCGAACAGCCGGTCAACCACGCCAGCGCCCATCGCCAGGACATCGACGTTAATGCTCGACGGCCTTAGATGCTCGGGCGTGTCGTCGTATTCCTTCTTGATGATACCGGACACCTGCATCGTGTCCTTGCCTTGCCAGTGCTTTAGGTTCTCAAACACCACGTTGCCGTGCCTCTTGCATAGCACGGTTCTATCGCCGCCGAACCGGGCCACGTCTACACCCCACACCGGCCTGATCCATGTCGGGCATTCAACCTCACGAATGACTGCGGCCTCGCACAGATGAAGCGGGATGACCGCATCATCATCCTCGGTCGGGAAGTCACCGAGCACGCGCACGTTATAGACAGACGAGGGATTGCCGAACTGCTCCGCGATCTCGTCCGGGTAGTCTTTCGCCACCCGGCTGCTGTCCTGACAGGCCACCTTCATGGTAAACCAGCGCGAGCGCATCTTGTTGAACGCATCGAAGAAAAAGCCACTGGTTCGCGTTGGGTTGCCAGCCATCAGGGTCTTCGCGCCCTCGGTTGACATGGCACCCTGACCAACCTCAAAGATAATATCCTCGACGCCGGATGCCTCATCAACAATGAACAGCATATTGTCAGAGTGGAAGCCCTGGAATGCCTCGGGCGTTTCCTTCCTCGCCGTCCGTGCGACAGCGAATGCTTCCTCGGGATGCTCGACCAACTCGATCCGCCCTGACCCTACCTTAAGCCACGACTTATATGGCTCTTTCATTTGCCTGATCCACTTGGCGAGTTCGCCCCAAAGCACATCCTCAAGCTGATGGGCTGTCGGAGCGGTACACGCCACCTTCGCCGGGAAGCGTGTGCATAACCACCATATGATGACCCACGATAGCCACGCCGACTTGCCTACACCGTGGCCTGACCTGATGGCGATCCTGTCATTCTCGACAATCGCCCTCATGGCCTGTTCCTGCCACGGCTCAGGTTCCGCGTTGATTACCAGCCGAACGAATAACTCCGGTTCAGTGACGAACCTTACTTGGAGTTCCTTTAGCTGCTCCCAACGACTGGGCGTGCTGGATGAAGTCGCCGATGCTTTGGTTGACATTTACATTCATATCCATTGACTGCGGGGCTTTGCCATACGCGCGAGATATAACACTTTCAGCCGCCGACACTCTGGCAGACGGTGGGGCCTTCTCGTCCTTAGCAATCTTCACCAAGACCTTGAGCATTTCTGGCGTTTCCGCCATCGCTGCTTCCCGCAATCCTCTTGGCATCTTCTTCCTGCCGCCAGGATTTCCCGATTGTCCTTTCTTAAACGGCATTATTTTTCACCTGTTTTGAATAAGATATTGCGTTGTTTTGAAACCATTCACGCCCGTTATCTTTAATTAACTCCAGCGCCATTGCTTTCACGTTATCACGTAACTCCGATAGATCATGATAGTGCCACTGTCCACCAAACCAGAATCGTTTTGGCACCACCTTGAACCATTGTGTTTTGACTGCCCACGCAACAACAATCTTCAGCTTATCTATTCGCTTGGACGCGAACCCACCACGCCCGCCGGGCAAAATGTTTGTGAGGTTTTCAAGGCCAATTCTCTTTATCAAGGATTCTTCGTACCGATAAGCCTCATCCTCATCTTCAAATCTCTTTACGATCCGCACTTTTGGAGTATCGCCACGCTTGATGATTTGCCTGATTACGTTGCACTTCTTTGTGCTGCCGCCCTGCTTTGCCTCTTTGATGTGATGGGCTGGCCTGTTGCCCTTCCCTTTGCCGACATAGAAAACTTTATTCGTTTTCGGGTCGCGCAATTCATAGACAAAATAATCACGCTTATCAGGCATAGCGATCCTACGGTGATGGCGGCGTTCTGATTTCGATCACCGCCTTGTTGCGTTTGATTTCGATGACCCTAACCGGGCCAGCGGGCAACGCCTCGCCGTTTGCTATCTCGGCATAATCGAGCAGGGCGTTCTCCACTTCATTCCCAACGAATGTAATCGTCGTGATGGTGGGGCCATTGGCCCGGGGATTGGTTTGTTTCTGAGGCATGTCGTTGAGGCCCGAAAGAAACTGGCGGGGCCGTAGCCCCTGCCAGTATCAGCCCTTGTAGGATCCGCTCGGGGCAGTCGTGCCCTTGCGCGGCTTGTTCGTCGAGGTGTCCTTGGACTTGTTACCGCTGTACGCGGCACCGAAGCCTTTGCAATCGACCGAACCCTTCGCCGGTTTCATCATGATCTTAACTCCAGACAATGTACATTGTGGCTCAAAGCGAGCGATTAACTATTACACATTTGCCATCGTGTGTAAACTTTAACCGTCCACCCCAAAGTACCCCTTTGCCCGCCCTGTACCCTAGTACCCCACCCCTAAGGGGGGTGGGGGTACTTTAGGGTACTCAGATTGGCGGTTTTCTGCCGATCTCACCCTAGAGTACCCTAGGGTACCTTTTAGGGTACTTTAGGGTACTCATTTTGACCTCATGGCGAGCATCATTTCACCGGCCCATTCACGGTCATTGACAACCCATCCGTTCGCGTCGGGGACGATGCTTTCGCTGTTCACGAGATACCCGATTAGCTTGTCGTCATATGCGACGTTCATCATATTTTTAACCGACCTTTCGGCAAAGTCCTGACCGTCGAGGAATGTCTTGAGGCCCGACCTGGAGACGTATGGTGCGCCGTTGTGCATCTCGCATTTCGTACTGAACCATGCCCGCTCAAACATCTTGCGGTGCTTCATGGCTGGTTTATCGGCCTTGACCCTGACCGGCTCGACGCCTTCGACAACGACGCAGCTTGTTACGGGATCGCCGTCCTCGTCTTTCCAGCCTTTGATTTCGACGGGCTGCAGATCGACATATACGGGGTTAGTGAGTTCCGAGTCCTTGGCCTTGCGCTGGATAATTTCGATGCTGTCTCCGTCGAACTTGGGCGGCACCACGCTGATTTCGTTTTCGAGAGCGCCTTTCCAAGCGGATGAGCCGCGAGCGCGGTGCTGTGCCTCGTCCGATACGCCAGTGTGATGGACGAGGAGGACCGAACATCCGTATTCGGCCATGAGGGCGTTGCAGGCGTCGAGCATGGTCTTGGCGTCCTGTGCGCTATTCTCGTCGCCGTCAAGGAATCGGTGAAGTGTATCAACCACGATCAGGCGTGGCGGTTTGGGTAGCTGGCTGATGGCCTCTAGCACTTTCTGATAGCCATTGGCCGTATTGAGGTCGCACCCGCTGGCTGACAGGTACATATCCGGGTCGTCTACCTTGTATTGCTGCCGCCAGGCTGCCACGCGGCTTTTAAGGCCGTGGTGGCCCTCACCGGCCAGATAGACGACTGTGCCGCCGTGGACCTTGTTTCCGTGCCATTCCGTGGCATCTGAGGCGATCCGAAGGCACCAGTCTAGGACGATGAATGTCTTGCCGCCGCCGGACGTGCCGTGAACCATGATGAGGGCCTTGTCCTGTAGCCATTTTTTGATAAGCCACGAGATAGGGGCCGGTTCGATGGAGAAGTCCTTGGCGCGGGTAAGCCATTCCTCTGCCTGGGGATTGAGTAGGGCCATCAGGTCATGCCCGGCCTGTACATAATCGTTCGCGTCACCGGGCAGGGGCGGCATGACAACGCGAGCGCCGAACTTGGCGGCGGCTTGGTCGGAGTGGTTCTTACCGACGCCGGATTCGTCATTGTCCGCCACGATGATAACGGGACAGTGTGGGTTGGCCTCGCGTATGGCCCCGGTTGTGGCGACGATATTACCAGCCGAATAGGCTATGGCGACGGCCTCGCCTGTGACCTCGTTGATTGTCGCGGCGGTGGCGAAGCCCTCGGCCACGTAAATCGTCTTGTTGATGTCGCCTATGGTCCAGAAGCAGCCCTTGGCCGTGCCGCCGGGATGATACTTCTTATCGCCATCGTCGGATATATATTGAAGTGTGGACAGGTGGCCGTCCTTATCGAACAGCGGCACCATAAGCCGACCATCGCCGGTCACTCGCGCACCGTGAGGGTGGATGCCCTTGCGCTTCAGGTAGGGATGTTCGGGATTGGCTACACCGGCGTTCGCCCATATGGTCTGGACCGTATCCGCCGCCGTAGCCGCCTTTCTCTCGCGCTCCCGTTCGCGCTCCGCCTTTGCCTCGTTCTGCCGCTTGAGAATGTTCATGTTCTCCACGGCTGATAGGGTGCGCCCGATGTCGGCAATGAAGTTGACCTGGATGCCATCCCGCCAGCATCCGAATACACCGGCCTGCGGTTCGTCAGGGAACACGACATAATAGCCGCTGTCGTCGCGCTTGCGCCCGTTCGTGGAGAAGCGGTGAAGCTGTCCGTCGATCCGCATATCAGGCGGCGGGTCGATTCCGACCGAACGCATGGCATCGGCCAATTGAACCTCTGGCGGATCAACGTGTTGATCCTTATCCCATCCGGGCGGTAGTCCGAATACGTTATCGCTCACCGCGTTCCCCTTTTGCGAGATATTTTGAAATGCCAATGAACATTGCCCACAGCTCAGCGCGGCTCGGGACGATCCTTATATCATTATCAGGCGTGATGACGCGCACGACGAACGGGCTATCGTCCGTCGCCTGATCGGCGTGTATATGGTGAGCCTTCACGCGAAAATCCTCCTCCATATGTAAGACCTGACGAGCGAGACCAGCGTGTAGGTGGTCGTTATCTCGACGGTCTGACTGAACTGGTATTCATATCCCCATAGCGGCAGGACATAAATGGTCAAGAGCCAGGCCACGATGAACCCGCTGCCCACGTTAAGCGATGCCTCAATGGCGGAAAGGTGGCGGGGTTGTTTGTCACCCATCAACCTTCAACTCCCCATTCGTCAGCTTCTCTAACTGGAACTGCCGCAACATCGGGGGATGTTTATCCCACTGAATGACGGCCTCGATGGTAATACCGAGCGCCCTTGCCACCTCGGCCTTGCTGCCGAAGTGTTTGATTGCCTGCTTGGTGGTCATAAAAATCCCCTTATTGTGTCTATGAGAATAAAGTATCCTGATTTTGCTTTACGTCAGCAATGTTGCGAACAGCCTGCCTAAAGTATGATGGCTTCAATTCAATGCCCACACCCTTACGCCCTAATTCGACAGCACTATACACCTCCGATCCAATACCGAGAAACGGCGTGAACACAATATCCCCAGGGTTGCTCCATAGCTGTATGCATCGCTCGATTACATCAAGCTGAAGCGGGGATATATGGGCCTCATCTTTTTCGTCACGTCCACCGCGATATTGCAATGTGCGGCTTTGGCGAATGTCCGACCACACAGGCGATGCGTAGCGTTGCCAGACCTCAATGGAATACCATTTCTTTGCATCCGCCTCGCTCTTGTCCGTTCGCTTGTCTATCGGAGCAGGGCCATTGCCCTCGCCAATCCAGTAATGGAAACCGCCAGCAACCGGATTTTCATTCTCTCCGGGCTTGCGGAATACCAAGATATAATCAGCCAATCCCTGACCGCTGATTGTGCTATCCTTACAGATTTGCTTATGGAGCAGTCGGATCGACTTTGTACGCTGCTGTGCGACTACAGGGTCTTTCCAGATGCAAACCTCAGAATGAAAAATCCATCCGGCATCTTGATGCAGCCTGATAATCTCTCCACGAAAATCCCTCATTCCGATAAATCCGTCCCGTGTCTTGCTGGTCGGCAACTGCATGCAGTGCACAACCGACAATCTGCCCGGCTGAGTAATCCGATAAATTTCATCAATGAGGTATTTGTAATGCTGGTAGAATGAATCGCTGTCGTTGTTTGAGATGTCGCGGTCAGAATTACTGAACTTATACAACCCCTCAAACGGCGGGCTATAAACAGACATGCCGATTGAATCATTAGGGATGCCTTTAATCAGTTCGCAACTATCCCCGAGATAAATAGCATAATCATCGGTTATGATTTGACCTTCCTTATCGCCATCATAAGTCAATACGTTGGGCTTCATGCTGTGTCTCCTCTGACCCAATTTGGAATTATCATCTGGTGAATAGCGTTGTATGATGCAGTATCTCTGATTGCGCCACGGATATTTGCTGCGCTTAAATTTTTCGTATGCGCTACCATCTGCTCCGCCATATGTTCCGCCTGCGCCTCTTTGCGCTGAATATTAGAAACAACAGCACCTTCAATCTCAGACGCCACAAAATGAGCATTAACTGATTTTGTTTGCCCGAAACGCCAGAACCGTCTGATCGCCTGATAAATCTGCTCAAAACTATCGTTAAGCCCAACAAAAACAGTATCGGCGCAATGCTGCCAATTCATGCCAAATCCAGCGATTGAAGGCTTTGTCACAAGAACGCGGATTTTGCCCGCCGCAAAATCCTCAAGGCATTGCTCTTTGCGATCTTCACTGTCAGACCCGCGAACTTCTACCGCATCAGGGATTGCTGCTGCCAGCGCGGAACTCTCATCGTTCAAGTTGCACCAGCATACCCACGGACGATTATTTGAATTGACCAAAAATGCTGCGGCTTCGACTCGCTCCGAAATTGTGTCACGACGGGCAGCTAATCTTTCCGCCATAGTTTGAGCTTCCATAGGGAATAGAAAACCACCCGCAGGTTTATATTCAATATCAACCGTATGGGTGTGCCGTTTCAATGGTGGCAGATCGTATCGGCTGTCATCATATCCAAGATCACGGGGGTGGCGGAGCATAACCGACCATGATGCCATCCACTCCCAGAACTTGCTTTCTGCCCAACCTTTAAGCCGCCAATTCTGCGTTGATGATCCATCATGCGTGAAGAACGTCGATAGCATATCTGTATACGACATAATGCCGAGAAATTCGGCGTGATTACCCAACTCCATGTAATCATTTGGCGCGGGCGTTGCTGTCGCCGCTAACCGGAACGGCGTCATCTTGAATCCGTCGATCAGCGATGTTCTGGTTTTGCCATCAAGGCTCTTTAAGATGGAACTCTCATCAAGAACAACCCCGCCAAAATGGGCAATGTCAAAATGATCTAATTTTTGATAATTCGTTACCGCAATGCCAGAGGTCACATCGGATTGTGTTTTGCAATGCTTGGCTGTTATTCCGAATTTACCAGCCTCTCGAATCATTTGTTGCGCGACAGCCAGAGGTGTTAACAGTAACACATCGCGCCCCGTTTCACGATGAACTGCGTCAGCCCATGATAATTCCATTAATGATTTACCAAGGCCGGTGCCCGCAAATAACGCTGCACGGCCCCGACGCAATGCCCATGTTACAATATCCTTCTGGAACTGGAATAATGCACTCGACAATTCTGGAATAACATCAAGACCAGTTGGAATTGCGACTTCAGATTTACGCCGCAAGAATTGCTCATATGTCTCCACGTTGTATCCCCATCTCCTGAAAAAACCTCTTTACACCTAAATTAATTTAGCTAGTATGTAAAGCGAAAGTGCAACCGGATGGTCCGACCGCACTTAGCTAGGAGAGAGAACAATGACGAAGCAGAAGCACACGCCGGGGCGTTCGTGGGCAGCGCGAGGCGAGTCATGACTCACATCATCACCTACGTCCCGGCCCGTCACTGGATTTGGTCGGTTCTTCACCCCGCCGCTTACGGCATTCTCACAGGAGTAATTTTCAATGGCTATTGACCTTCAATCAACAAGCGCATTCAAGACGAACGGCGTCAAGCTACTGGTCTACGGACAGGCTGGCGCTGGCAAGACCTCGCTTATCCCGACACTGCCCAAGCCCGTCATCCTGTCAGCAGAGGGCGGCTTGCTGTCCATCGCAGATGCGAACCTTCCGTTCATTGAGATCAAGGATATGGACACGCTGCGCGAAGCCTATAAGTGGCTCCGCGATAGCGACGAGGCAAAGCAGTTTGACAGCGTGGCGCTCGACAGCATTTCGGAAATCGCCGAAGTCTGCCTTGCCGCAGAGAAGGCGAAGTCGAAAGACCCGCGCCAGGCATACGGCGAAATGCAGACCACGATGGCGGACGCCATCAGGTTGTTCCGTGACCTGCCCGGAAAGCATGTGTTCTTCTCCGCCAAGCTGGAGAAGTCGCAGGACGAAATGGGGCGTATGCTCTACGCACCGTCGATGCCGGGCAATAAGACCGGACAGGCTCTCCCGTACTATTTCGATATTGTCGCCGCCATGCGCGTAGAGAAAGACGCGGAAGGCGTAACGCAGCGTGCGTTGATGTGCGACAGCGATGGCCTCTGGCTGGCAAAGGATCGCTCCGGCAAGCTGGACGCATGGGAGTCGCCTGATCTTGGTGCGATGATTGCGAAGATCGGGGGTGAATGATGGATAATAACCCACCCATCTTCGCTGAATGGATCGAAGCCAAGCGAACCGAACAGGAAGCTATTGAACGCCGCCGTGGCCTTGAGGATGCTATGATTGACGCACTGGACATCGCGCCCGACTTCGAGGGGACCAAAACGATTGACGCCAACGGCTTTACGGTCAAGGTGGTTGGCCGAATGAATCGCAAGGTTGACAGCGATAGGGTTCAGGAACTAGCCGCCGAACATGGTTTGACCGAGCAGCTTTCAACCCTGTTCCGGTGGAAGCCGGAACTCAATATGTCAGCGTGGAAGCACGCTGCACCGTCCGTCACCGCGCCCCTTACGGATGGAATCACGACGACGCCGGGGCGTCCTTCCTTTACCATTACGGAGAACGATCAATGAGTTTTCTCGACTTCAATCTCGACGACGAAGAATATCAATCATCCGGCGGCGACTTCGACCCGCTCCCGGCTGGCTGGTACACGGTCAAGGTCAACTCGATGGAGATGACCGACACTAAGGCCGGAACCGGCAAGTACATCAAAACCCGTTTTGATGTGACAGGCCCGACACATGAGGGCCGGGTGTTGTTCACCAATATCAACACCCACAACCCGAACTCACAGGCGCAGCAGATCGGACGCGGACAGTTGCGTCAGCTTCGAGATGCCGTTGGCCTGACCGGCACGCCTGACCCGCAGCAGTTCATCGGGCGTGACGTTGCCGTAAAGGTGACGGTGAAGGACGACCCTCAGTATGGCCCCGGAAACGAGGTCAAGGGGTTCCGGGCGGTTGACGGTTCTCAGCCGCCTATGCCGTCAGCGGCACCGTCAGCGTCAGCCGCATCTTCGTCGGCTCCGCCGTGGGCCAGTAAGTAGGTAAAAAAATAGGGGCCGGTGTGTTTATACCGGCCCCTATAGCTCATCAGGGGAGAGAGGAGACTTTCAATGAACTTCCAAGATATAGCACAAGAGATTGACGAAAGCCACGAGAAACTGCAAGAGCCGCCGCGCCCCTATCTTGGTGGTTCTATCATCGGTCATCATTGCGACCGCTGGCTCTGGCTGTCCTTCCGTTGGGCCGTGATCGAGAAGTTTCCAGGTCGGGTTCTCCGCCTGTTCCGTCGCGGCCACCGTGAGGAAGATTTGATTATTGAAGACCTGAAGCGCATTGGCGTTAGGGTCGAAAACGAACAGGGTGATGTGACTATGCCGCCTCATTGCGGTGGGCATATTGACGGCGAGGCTGTCGGCATTCCGACCGCGCCCAAGACGCGCCATCTGCTAGAGTTCAAGACTCACGCGCTCAAGTCCTTTGATGATCTGGAGAAAAACGGCGTCCATAAATCCAAGCCGATTCATTGGTGTCAGATGCAGATTTATATGCACGGTCGCAAATTGACGCGGGCGCTGTATTACGCCGTATGCAAGAACGACGACCGCATCTATACGGAGCGCGTGGAGTACGACAAGGCAGCAGCCGAGCAACTTATCGAGCGTGCCAGGAACATTGTGTCGGCGGAGCGCATCCCCGATCCAATCTCCAGCGATCCCTCATGGTATCAGTGCAAGTGGTGTCCAGCCTACAACTTCTGCCACAAGGCCAAGCCAACGCAGGAGGTGAACTGTCGGACGTGCGCGTTCTCGACGGCGGAGAATGACGGAACTTGGTCATGCGCCAGGCATGAGAGCGGCGGCATCCCTTACGAGTTCCAGCTTGAGGGCTGCGAGTGCCACGTCCTGCACCCTGACATAGTGCCGTGGGAGCGAGAGGCATCAGACAATCCGCATGAGGCTGTCTACATCATCAACGGCAAGCCTGTTCGCAACGGCGAGGGTGATGCCTACACGTTCTCAAGCAAAGAGATTATCGCCAACCCGTCAGGCTGTACGCATGATCTGGTCAAGGACGTGAAGGACACGTTTCCGGGCGCGAAGGTGGTGGGGTAGATGCTTAGACCCTACCAGCAACGCGCCATAGACGAACTGTATGCGTGGTTCGGCAAGAACGCCGGCCACCCGTGCCTTGTTTTGCCTACCGGCTCCGGGAAGTCTCACATTGTCGCGGCGCTCTGCAAGGACGCCGTGAAGAACTGGCCCGACACCCGCATCCTGATGCTCACGCACGTCAAGGAACTGATTGAACAGAACGCTGAGAAGATGCGCCAGCATTGGCCTAATGCTCCGCTTGGCATCTATTCAGCATCGCTTAACCGGCGGGACATTGACGCCATCACATTCGCGGGAATCCAATCTGCTCGCAATCGCGCAGACCAGATTGGTCATGTCGATCTGGTCATCATTGATGAGTGCCACCTTGTTAGTCACAAGAACGAAGGCAGCTATCGGAAACTGATTGACGACCTGACCGAAATCAATCCGGCGATGCGCGTTGTGGGGTTAACGGCCACGCCTTACCGCTTAGGCCACGGGCTTATCACCGACGCGCCAGCAATCTTCTCGGACTTGATTGAGCCGGTCAGCATAGAGGAACTGATTTATCACGGATACCTGGCCCCGCTTCGATCCAAGATAACCGGCGCTTGCCTTTCGACGGACGGCGTTCATAAGCGCGGCGGCGAATATATTGAGAGTGAACTGCAAAAGGCGGTCGATAAGTCAGACAAGAATATTGCCGTTGTCGATGAGACCATAAGACTTGCGGGAGATCGCAAGGCGTGGCTGTTTTTCTGTGTCGGCGTTAGTCACGCCTATCACATTCGAGACTGCCTACGTGAGCAGGGCGTATCGGCTGAGACGGTGACAGGCGAAACGCCAAAGAAAGAACGCGAGCGCATCCTGAACGAATATAAGGCTGGCCGGATCACCGCCCTTACGAACGCCAATGTTTTAACCACCGGCTTTGACTATCCCGATATAGACCTGATTGCCATGCTGCGCCCCACCATGTCGCCGTCTTTATACGTTCAGATGGCCGGGCGCGGTATGCGCCCCAAGTCTCATACCGACTATTGCCTCGTCTTGGACTTTGCGGGCGTTGTGGAAACGCATGGGCCGATCACCGCGATTGATCCAGGGCGCAAGGCGGGCGACGGCTCCGGCGAGATGCCGGTGAAGGTCTGCGACAATTGCGATGAACTTGTGCATCTGTCGGCGCTCAATTGTCCGGCCTGCGGGTTTGCATTCCCGGAGCGTGAGGAGCCGGAACATAAACTTCGCGACGACGACATTATGGGCCTTGATGCGATTGAAATGCCCGTCACAGATTGGCAATGGTCAAAGCATATCAGTCGATCCAGCGGGAAGGAAATGCTCAAGGTTTCCTATTACAAGGATATGTACTCCGACCCGATCACGGAGTATCTCCCCGTAACCCATGATGGATACGCCGGACAAAAGGCACTGCAGACGCTCGGCGTCATTGCGAACCACGCCGGGGTTGATACGAACGAAGCGGTGAACCTCGAAGATCTGTCCTGGCTGATGAACGCCGGACAGCATCCGAGCGAAATCAAATACAAGAAAGATGGCAAGTTCCATCGTGTGATTGGGAGGGTTTGGAAGTGAAAACAGAACACGAAGAGCAACGCGAGTTTGTCATGTGGTTTCGGCAGACGTTTGACGGCGTTCGGATTTTTGCGATTCCGAATGGAGGCGCTCGAAGCAAGACCACAGCCGGAAGGCTCAAGGCAGAAGGCGTGAGTTCCGGCGTGCCTGACTTGTTTGTTCCCGCCTGGCGGCTCTGGATCGAAATGAAGCGCGAAACCGGCGGGAAGCTATCTCCGAATCAAAAGGACTGGATCAAGTACCTGAAGGCCATCGACCACGTTGTCATTGTCGGTGAAGGCTGCGAGGACGCGAAGAAAAAAATATTGGAAAAGGGGTTTACAAGCTAAGTGTCTTAGGTAAGGTCTAATCATCAACAACGCAGATGGAGACACCGACATGGCCGCTCGTATCGCCCGCTCATCCACCGGAGTTTATCACTTAGCCTACGGTAATTCTACCGCTTGCAACGGTCGGTCGCTGAATGTGATCGCCCTGGTCACGACTAACCAGATTGAAAAAGCATCAGAGCAATCCTTCTGCAAAAAATGCTTCAGCAGCAAACATTTCGCCACGCATAAGGATCAAGCATTGCACATCGCTAACTTGCCTGAATAACCAGATCAAAATCGGGCCATAGCCCCCATCCCCGGAGCCGAAAGGTGGCCGGGGTTTCGGGGTAGTAACAAAAGGAGACAAACCAATGCACAAATCAATTCAACGCATTTTAGACTCTACGCCGAAGCCTGATCCGTATCGCGACAGGTGGGACATTCCCGAACGTGTTTGGGGTAACGCCGTTTGCGAAGATTGCGAATATCGTTGCAAGTCGTTTTCTTCTGACTTTGGCCGCGAAGAATGGTGCGGCCTTGGCGATCAGGATTACGACCATCCTGCATTCTGCCCCGGCTTTGAGGACGAGGTGGAAAATGATTGACGAAATCAGATTCACAACGTGGCTTCGCACTTCGCCGCCGGGCAGCAAGATCACGGTTTTCGAGGGCAAGTCCGGCATGGCCCCAGGCTGGTTCCGTCGCTATCACGAGAACGAGCGCATCTTTATCGCGCATGAACATCTCGGTCGGACGCGGAGTGGCGAAAACAGATATGCGCTCGAAGTCACGAAGATCAGTGAGCAAACGCAGCGTATTCTTGAGGAGTTGCGTTACGGAGACGACATTCACAACCCGGAGACATGGCGATGAACGACGCAATCATGGCGCAGTATCTCGGACAGGCTCGATACATTATCGGCAACCCTGATCGCCACACCGAGAGCCAGATCGAATTGGCGTGGCGCGTTATCAACCAGGCTAGGGAGTGGTTCAATGGACGTTTGGCATGATGATGACGACCCCATCAAGCCCCGCGACATCATTCGGTGTTTCATTTGCGGGGCGCTCGGCGGTAGCGCGGTTATCGCACTAGTCACGACATTGGCGTTGTGGGGGTTGGGATGAACAACATCACCCCAGAACACATCTTAGAAAACTGAAACGAGCATTGGAGAACGAGATGAAGAAACGCGCAGAAATCACCGTCCGACTGGATGTCGAGTTTGAGGTTGCCCCGGAAGATGGCGAGTTCCTGGCCGAACTCGCCGTCGAAGCCCTGTCAGAGAAACACAACATTCCCGATTGGGACTTGGACTGCGACGTTCACCGCGTCGTGGACGCGTAGAAATTCGAGCGGATATGCCCGACATGGAAAACCCGATGGACGTAGTGAACGAGCAAGCCGACGACGAGGGCCTGTGGTTCGTCGCGGAGACGATCACCGAGGACTACCTGCAACGGGCGCTCCGGCGTCTCCACGCGGCAGTCGAAGGCAAGACGCCAACCGAGTGCGCGTTGAAGGCGCTCCTATGAACACCCTCGCGCAGTACATCCCGCACTCGCGGCGGGCCGAGTTCCGGGCGCTGGCGAGGGAAATGTATTCGTCCGCTTGTGGAGACAAGAAATGATTGTTCGTGATTTGCCGATAGAAGCGACTTTCAAGTTCGTGGATCGGTTTCCTGACGAACGACACGGCATGTCTGCAACGCGGACGTACATCTATCGCAAGTTAGCAGAGGAAGTCGAAATTAAGCGCATGACGCCTGTTCAGAAGATCCGCACGACGCATGTTAGAGACGATGGCACGGTGGTCTTTGATTACAACCACGGGGCCGCAGCGGTGTCTTACGTGGACGCCATGTTGCCAGTCTCCTCCGATTCTGAGGGAGAAAAATCCGAATGACCTGGTACGTTGGCATGTACGAGAAAACCGGGGTCATGGCCCGCCCGTGGGTGGACGCTGGATACAGCGCGGTCTGTATTGATATGGATGCGGAACC